TACGCGTGTACTGAGCATGTAGCAGAGTATGCGTCGTTATTGTTTCCGCTTGATAGCTGTGACCATCCATTTACGCCTAGCGCCTCGTTTATCATGTAAGTGACGTTTGCAGACGGGAACGTGATCACATAAAAATCTTGCCCTTGCAATGTCACCGTATAACCTAGCGCATCATTAACAACAGGCATTTGCTCTATAGCATTAGACAGGCAATCGTCACTGATTCTGTTGTACTGATTACCTGAAACTCTATATATTGCATTGTCATCACCAAGCCAGTACAACGCCTTGTCAGTATGCGCAACTGAGTGTATAGCACCTAGTCCAACACTAAATTGCTGCCCCTCTAACCTGTCGATAGGTGGCTGACCTACGCCCGGGTTGTACCACGGCTCTGTTGTTCTTACTCCAAATCTGTATATAGTCCTGTTGAATACGTAATCTCTAACCAACTCATCTGCTGAGCTTTCAGCACCTATACCGTCTAGTCCGCTAACTTTTTCAGGCAAATTAGGCTGTGACATAAAACTCAATGCAGGTGTTGTATAGATAAACTGACTGTTAATAAGCGTTACCGATTTAACATTGCTAAGGTTTACATTTTCATTTTCTTTTAGTGTACCCTTACTTGCTGTATATATGTAAGCTTGACCGCTGACAATCACTAAATTATCGCCATCGTCTGCCATTATTACACGACCACCGCCGACAATCGTGCCTAGCCTTTTATGTATACCAAGCTTGCTCACTTCATATAACGAATCGTCCACAACCCTGTAGACAATTTCATTCATCACATAGCAACCGCGCTCATTACTACCTACTACTGAATTTACTAGTTTTTGCCCGTACCAACTCTGTAAGCTAGCTTGCTTATCTGAATACTCATTGACCTGCAAATACATATTAGTAGTGTTTTGCACGCTAACTGAACGTGTGCGGTTTTCGTGTACGCCGCCAAGAATATTAAACGGTACTGTTTGAAACATTAAACAGCACCCCGCGGGAGTGGGACGCTAGACGCTACGCCGTAACGCGCTTTTTTATCTGCTTTGTTAGCTCCTTTAATGGCCCCTTGAAACTTTAACGCATACTTTACTGATTCTTCGGTATCACCAGACCATAAGTACAATTGATGCAAAACTCCGAATAAATAAATATTAGGGTAACCAGTTAAAATAATATTTGTCTGATTATCACTAGTAAGCGCACAGGGTTTTTTATAAAAAGATACACTTACGTCATAATAATTGTCTGGCACGCAATCAAATTCAATCTTGTTGCCAATGACAGTGTAAAACCTTGGCATACCATTACTGCGCCTTTGTAGTTGCTCGGGTGTACGATATAGCAAATCTAATGTATCACCAGAACTTATGATTTTAATCGATCTCATTTTTTCGTAGTTGCAAGGCAAATCAATTAACTGCTCCGAGGTTACTAACGCGTTAATTGTTTCCATTTCTCGTACTGCGAGTTGCACCTCTTCATTATTAAACATTTCGTACTCTGCAAGAGTAATGAAGTCTGGAATAATGTTTAGCGTGTCCTTTCTGTGTGACCATCGAGTCACTGAGTCAATTAAATTATCATACGTGTCTAACATTAAACTACACCCTCTTTAACTCTAATTGCTCTCCAATTTGGATCGTTTAGTTTTGCCTTAAAAAAGTCTCTGTTTTCAACCGCAAGCGGATTACAGTTACTAGCCCCTTTTTCGCGCAACTCGTTACTCCACATTTCAATAATAATAAAATCTATAGATGCTACGTGATGCATATCGCCCTTCCAGCCACGAGAAGCATTATTTCTAGCGTCTTTATTTTGCTTTAATATTGCAGAAATATCCTTTTCTTTTGCTATAACTATTTTATCATCTTGTCTAGCAAACTCAGTTGTCACACCTGTTTGAAAGCTAAAATCTTTCATATTACACCTTGAAATAGGGCGGCTTTTACACCGCCGCATGATTACTCTTCTAACTCAACAGCGCATTGCTTAACTTTTGCGAACTCAAGCTCGTCACCGCTTAACTCAACAATCTGCCCTTTTGTTCGCGTACCTAACTCTTCGGTATAACAAAAGCCGCGTGTTACTTGGTATTTGACTTTCGATAGTTCTTTAGTTTGTTTTTTGGTCATTTTTTTAATCCTCTTATGATATGTCTAAATCAGCAACAATGCCTGATGCTTTTTCGTTTTTACTTTCTAGCGTGTACTCTGTGATTATTTGCACTGCGTCACTATCGCCAGTTTTTGCAAGAGCGGTTTCTTCAAAGCTTCTTAACGTGGCTAAACAAAACATATCTGTCTGCAACACAAGCAACGAGTCAGCAACTTGAAAGCGGTTAGGTACAATTTTAAGCTCACCAAAATCACTAACATAAACATCAATATTGGTGTTTATAGTCGTAGCATTACCAGTGGTAACACGTTGCGCTGCACCGTCTGTGCCAGCATTAACCATGCTTGATACTGCTTGTTTGATTTTGCCGTTAACCATTATAGTGTCAGGCCGTCCACCCTCAGTCCAAATCTTTTCTAAAACGTCATCAAGTAAAGCCTTGGAAAATGCACGAGTTGTACCAGCTACGCGTACATCTGAACCATTACCCGTTGGGGCTGTGCCTGTAGCGCCCAAGTTGACGTTAGTGCCCAAGTAACTTTCAACACCTGCCAATTGTCGTGCTGTCACCGCATTACCTGCATTCTTGGCTTTGTTTGCCAGTAAGGTCTTTTCCATATCATTACGTAGCTCAAGATTTTTCTTGTAAATCTGGTATGTAAGTTCATCACCGCGACCCGCCGAATCTACAGATCGTTGCGTCCCCGAAACACGCGCAACTTTATCTGATATCTGACAAATATTATCAACTCGAACTGTTGGCGTTAATGCTTGGGTTGAAGCGTCATCACCTTCAATCTTTGCATTAGTACTAACCGCTTGAGCAAGTTCATCGGTTTGCCATTCGTGTTTAATAGCCGTTGCGCTGGTTTTTGCAATGCTTGTAACAAAAGGGTTTTCTGTTGGACTAATATCATAAATCATATTAGATAAATCTTCGCGGTTACCAACTGCGTCGATGGTGGTGAATGTGTTTGCTGGTGTAGCCATAATTATTTGCCTTTTTTAAGTTTTTGTAGTTGTGCAAATGCTCTGCCGCCTGCCATGCCGCCTTTTTTGACTATGGCCTCTAGTCGTGCAATATCATTTGCTTTCGCTGTGTTAGTTTGCGCTCTGGGTTTTGTTATTGCCGGAGCCTTGCGAACTTGTTTTAAGCTCACGTCTTTTTTTGTGCTTAGACTTTTAAATCTTGCTGCGTCCAACACTGCTTGAGCTAATAACGCGTTACCGTTCACTGCGTTAACTTGCTCTTGCGTAAAGCCTTTATCTGTATAATAACTCTGTAAGTCGTTCATATCCTTTTCGTATGATTCTGTCGGCTTACCATCGCTTAGCCACTGCGGATTGTTTGCAACCATTTTTGCTTGCTCGGCTTGTATATCAGCTTTTGGAGTTGCATTTGTCTTAGCTTCTTTTATTAACGAGCTTCTTTTTTGCTGCTTCTCTATGTGGTTAATATACTTTTCTGGCTCGTACTCGCGTAGGTCTTTCAACTCTTCATCAGTAAGCGCCTCTTGTGCAACCATTGCCTCTAAAACTGCTAGCTGCTCAGAAAGCTTTGCGCGATCTTTGTCTATCGACTCAATTTTGGCTTGACGTTCAGACTCAAAAGTGCGCCTTTCATCTGCCAAGCTTTGTGTTTTTGTCGTGTAGTCGCTTTGCCTTAAACCGCCTTGCATATATTCTTTTAGCTGTGTACCTGAAACTTGCTCGCCGTCAATTTCGTAAAAAAGCTCACCTTCCTCGTCTTTACCTTCGACTTGCTCTGCCTGTTCTTCAATCTCCGTTGCAACTTCGTCATTATCTGTCTCCGCCACTTCGTCAATTGGTGTTGTTTCTTCTAGCTGCTCAGTTTGATCTGCTTGTTGAGGTTGTTCGCTAGAATCCTCTCCGCTTCTCGCCTGTTTTAATGCTGCTAGGTAATCTTGCCCTGCTTGATCCATTATGTGATTCCTCGTAGGTTGTTCACGTTTAAATTATGTTACTTAACTTCTGTTTTACTCGTTCTGACAATGTAAGTTCTGCGTTGCGACCCTCCTTAACTTTTCTTTTAAATTCATCAAGGAACATGTTTAATAATTGTGACTTTTGCCAAGCTTCCTTACGTTTACTGTCATCCTGTAGTTGAGTGCATTCAAACTCGTTAAGCAACTTGCCACGAATTGACAATATAAACCCTTGTATCATTGGATCGTTAAAAAGCTCGTTAGCTCTATTTGCCTGCTGTAT